GGAAGATGCTCTTAGCTATTTTGCAAAATTAGCTGAAAGTTAAGAAAAAGTCGGAAAAAATTTTCGGGCCATTTTTCGTGCCAGAGGTCGCTCAAAAACGACCTCTTTTTTTATGGCGAAATTATGCGTGGATTCTCTGTTTTTTTAAGATCTTCACTTACGAATTGATTAGATGGTTTATATTTCATAATCTCTCCAAGATCTTCAAAGAATTGATCTAATGCATCTGGTCTTAAAACATTGATCTCTCTTTTTTTATCGTTTAACTCAATCTCATGTTCCAAAAATGTTAGAGACTTCTTTTTTGATTCTGTGCGATAAACACCATTATCTATAAATGTAACTGAGTAATTCTCATCTACAAACATTCCAGCTGGTTGAATTAAATTACCTCTAGAATCTCTTAAAACTAAAGTTTCATAATGATGAATATTAGCTAACTCTTCACTTGTATATTTTTCATTTAAATAAGTTAAAAAATCTTGACTGCCCATTGGCCACTCATCTCTCACATGAATAATATTATTCGCTGTGAGAACAACCCAATCTAATGCGGAATCACCATAAAATTTATATGCAACTTGATCTGGTCTTTCATCACCCTCAACACTATATTTGTCAAAGAGAACAAAGTCATTAAAAACGTCATCACGCATAACTGCTCTTTTAAAGAAGTTTTTAACGATTTGAAAATCATAGACAGATGACCTACCATTTGCAAGAGATGGATAGTCAAGTCTTGGTAACTGTTTAAAGTATGAATTGGATGATTTTGAGTATGTCATTAGTAACCTACACTACCTTCTGGTGAATCATTTTGATCGTCATCATATATTGGTTTTAATTCAGCAAAGTTTAAACTCATTCTCAATGCGATGGGTTGAGAGTCCTGATATGCAGACCAATATCCATTTGGTGCATAGTCAACTGCAAGAGTTCTTAATGCAAGTCCACTTGGATTAAATCTATTAACCGTGTTTAAGTGTCTAGTTCCTCTCTTGTATTCTAATTTGAATATTTTAGGTGTACGAAGAAAAACTTGATTTTGATATCTTGGCGCCATTCCAACTTTTAAAAATCTGATAATTTTTCGGATTTCATCACCCTCTTCTCTACTACGAGCAATCATAGTAAAATCAAAGTTAAAATCTCTCAACACAGGCCCTTCAAATAATAATTCTGCATTTGGATTTAAAACTCTTCCGCCAGTACGAGCAAGAAATTCATTTTGAGAAATATTTGCACCAGCAGCATTTGCAACTCCTGTAACTGCACTCGCCATTAAAAGTTGAGCACCATCACCAAAAGTTCCTTTTTTTCCACCTAAATCTAAATCCTCTCTTTTATCTATTGCCTTTCTTGCATCTCTCTCTATTTGTTTAGCTGCTCCTTTTGCATTAAATTTAGAAAATTTCTTAGATCCAATCTCACCTAACCCAGCTGCAGCTGCAAGTTCACCAACAGCTAATCCAAAAACATTGACTTTACTCTCTCCCCACTCTGCACCATTCGTATCAACCACCTTCGGCATTGGTAGAATAATTGCACCTTCTCGGTTTGAATCACTTAATAAGTCTTTTCCGCCAGGCCCACTAGTTTTTCTTGAAAAATAAGCTGCTCTATTTTGAGCAGTATTTTTACCAATCTCTGGTGGTCTAAAATATTCATAACGTGTGATCTTCATGTGATCCTGATCGGTATCAATATCAAGAGGATATGCTAGTATTTCTCTTTTTTGTGTTCCTTCACTAGCAACTCTACGGCCACGAGGATTACCGTATCCATAAGATGCAAAAGCACTTGTGGCTATGGTTTCTCTTGATGTGTCTTGGAGAGATAATTGTTCTTCGTTTTTTAATTTATTTTTTTGTACATCAAATTCAATTTCAAGTAACTCATCAGACAAGTGTTGAACATCATCTGTGTCCTCTTTGGTTTCATATGAATCTGTCTTTGAACCATATTTTGCTACATTGCGAGCTAAATTTACAGTATCACTTTTTAATAATTTATTAAATTTATCACTAGTTGGATCAACAACAACTTCCGATCCTCCTGTTGTTTCATTAGTAGTGCTATGTTCAATTATTGAAGAAATATTAAAATTATCATCAAAGTTCACAGAAAAACTACCCTCCACGATGGAACCGCCGCCTGGAAATGATGGATCTTTTAATATTTTACTTGAACTTGGCATTAATTTGTATTATAAACTCTATTTCTAGGAACTGGCATTCCACGCATATCAATGAATCTTTCAGTAGGCAACTGTGCTACATCAGACCATTCACTTTCAGGAATCCGATATGGTTGACCCCTGACACCTGTATACAGATATTTATGTAGAGTTCTACGAGGTGCAGCAATCGCACCCTGAGCAGAGTTATTTAGTAAGCTTATTGCAAGTTCTTCTCTTTGAGTTAAACTGACATAGTGTAGATTACAACCTAAGAAACCGCCAGGCTGCATTTCAATCACATAAGACAGTGGATATTGATCATAAAATTTTTGTTTTGTCTGTGCTTGATAAGTAAAAAAGTAAAGTTCGCCTGGCGAAAAACCAGCAGTATCTGCAAAATCAGTCTCAAAATTTGTAGATCCAAGCTCCTTAACTAATTCTTGACGAAAGAAGTCTTCATTGACCATGCCTCCGACTTTATCTAATATATTTTTAAGAATTGTCATCTGATTCCTAGTTCTTTCTCGGTCATGATTTTGAATTCTAATTTACGATCTTCACAAAATTCTTTTGCTGCTTTCCACTTTGCTTGATTTTTTGCATACGTCAAAGATTCATTTAACATTGTTTTCTTTGATTTACCTTTTGTTGCCTGTGGTTTCTTTGTTTCTCGTAATGGTTTAACTTCTATGACAGATCTTCGGATATCACCATTTTTATCTTTATACTTAATGAAAAAATCTGGAAAATATCTACGAACACGATTCGTCGTTGGATCTAGATAAGGAACCCAAAATTCTTCAGAAGCCCACTCTAATATATTTTCATTTAAATCACAGTAATTCATAAACTTTCTTTCCCAAAGAGACCTATAAACAATATTTTTAAAGTCTCCTTTATATTTTTTGGGATAAGAGGGCCTATATATTCCTTTATAGCTCATATATAGTATATAATCCTAAACGTATTTATTGTGTCAAGTAATAGTTTATTTCCGAGAAAGTCAGATATTTTTAAGAAAAGCATGATTGATGCTAGAGAGACCGTTGGTAGAGCCTCTCTGGATACGATATTTCAAGTCACATTTTCTTTTGGTAATTGGCAAAAATGGTTAGATAATGATACTGGAGCTTCATTTCCAACTGCTAGTACATCAGGTGATAAAAGATCTCAAGGTCGGGACTTCATGCAAAAGATGGGAATCATGTGTGCTGAAGCAGAATTACCAGGCACATCATTTCAAACAAGTCTTGCAGTTGGACATCATCAAGGTATTCAAGAAGAGTTTCCGAATCTTAGAACTTTTCCACCTTTGAATTTATCTTTTTATGTTGACGCAGATCATGTTATCATTGAAGTATTAGAGAAATGGATGACGTATATTAATCCAATATCTACGAACAAAAGACAACTTAACGCTTATGGTAGATTTAATTATCCAGAGGATTATAAAGAGATTATTCATATCACAAAGTTTGAAAGAGATGCTTTTATTGATGATATTGACAATGAAAATAATAAAATAAGTGACGCTGCTCCTGATACAGGTGGATTTAATGGAGAATTCGTTGTTCCTAGAAAACCAACCACCAAATTAATGAGTTATGAATTTGTAAATGTATGGCCAACCAACATGACATCCATGAGACTTGCCTATGGTGACTCAAATGTGTTAAGATGTAGTATGCAGTTTTCATATGATAGATTCTTTACAAGTTTCAATTATGAGGAAACAAATCAAAATGTCGCAGAGGATTTTATGAGAGCGACTGAAGAAACAATTTATGATCAACCCACAGTAGTTAATGCGACAAAAGAGAATAAAAAGAATCAAAAAAATTGGTGGCAGAGAGCTCGCGATAGATATGAATTTACCACCATGTAAACTCCACTAAATAAAACACTGAATTAAAATATTATGCCTTTACCAACTCTCACGACTCCGACTTATGAGTTGAAATTGCCATCAACAGGTAAAAAAATTAAATACAGGCCTTTTCTGGTCAAGGAAGAAAAAATATTAATTATTGCACTTGAGACTAGAGATCAAGGTGAGATGACGAACGCTGTCAAGGATGTTCTAAAAAAGTGTATTCTGACAAGAGGTGTGAAGGTAGATAATCTACCAACTTTTGATATTGAATTTATATTTTTAAATATTCGTGCAAAGTCAATCGGAGAAGACATTAAATTGACTGTGACATGCCCAGATGATAGAGAAACTCAAGTTTCAACTACAATATATGTGGATGAGATTCAAGTTGTAAAACCTAAAGAACATACAACAGACATTATTCTTGAAAAAGATTTAACTCTTCGTATGAAATATCCTTCACTTAATCAATTTATTGAAAGTAACTTTGATGTGAATGATAGTTCTGAAGATGTTGTAGATAAAACCTTTCAAGTGGTTGCAGATTGTATAGACACAGTTTTTAATAAGGAAGAATCTTGGGATTCAACTGATTACTCGCCACAGGAAAGATTGGACTTTATTAAACAATTAAGTTCAAAACAATATAAAGAAGTTGAGAGATTTTTTGCAACCATGCCTAAACTATCTCATACAATTGAAGTGGTAAATCCAAACACGAAGAAAAAAAGTAGTATCGTTTTGGAGGGTCTAGCCGATTTTTTCGGTTAAGTATTGCAAGAGAGGATCTTGAATCTCATTACAGAATCAATTTTGCTCTCATGCAATACCATAAATATAGCTTGACAGAACTTGAGAACATGATTCCTTGGGAGAGAGACATTTACTTAGCTCTCTTACAACAATATATTGAAACAGAAAATCTG